CGCCTATAGTCCCGTTCACTTCGTTCATTATTTGCTTGACATGGTGTTTCTTCTCCGTTATAGTAAGGAATGTAAGAATAGACTGGGTGGTTTAGGCCATTACGATCAAATTGAGGCAAGTATTTAGACTACAACACTTCGCTCCTAATGTCAAGCTTTTATTTAGTTGGCATTTGGATGGTCTGCGTTTGCTTCTATACTGCTCATTTAACGCTAGATACACCAAGGGCATCCCACTGGAAAAACAGCCTTTGAACCCCATTTAGCCGCCACTTGAATTCCCTTTTGTTACCAGGAAGTTCATGGCGAAATTGGGTCAAATCTGTTCAATCAGTCGTTGGGGTTGGTATGTCTCTCTAAGTCAATTCACTTTTCAGATGCTGGATTGTTTATTACTAGCCGGTTTTGAATATCCATATCGACCAGGACGTAGCCCTTATGTGAGGATCAAGTACCTCACCCGTTGCCTGGGAAAACTGTCTTATGACAGAACCAACTATTTCACATTTCCATGTGGCGTCCACTGGAGGCATTCAGCCTCGATCTACGCCGACATCACCCACGAAGCATTTGTGGTGTGTTTATGAGCAGCCCGTTGTTTAGGGAAAGGTGTGCTGCGAACCAACCGTCCTGGGTACATCACAGGACCTCAGAGATTGCTTCAAATCAGAGGCAGAATACCCCTCTACTATGAGAACGGACGGAAACCTGCATTTATGACAGATTCAGAGAAAATAATTTGAGAAATCTGTGATCGACACCGTTTTTAGTCGTTTTACCCCTCAGGTCCAGCCACTTGGTGCGCGTCTGTCATGACTCCCTAAAAATAATCCAACTATTTTTGGCCAAAAGTGTCACGATTACAACTTTCCTCCCGTTCTCATAGTAGAGAGGGAAATAATCCTCGCCACCCACCTTTTATATCCCGCCTGGGTCCGTCCCAAGCCCCATTCGCAGACTGGACACCCCATGACAAATATCTATAAAGAACACTTGCTGGCGAAGTTGTCTAGCGCGAACAGGTGGCTTGAACTCGTTCTCTGTGACGACACCCCCAACGACGCAGACAAAGCTCTTGCGGAATACGTCCGCTGTTACATCCGACTGTTGCGCCACCAGACTGGAATTGAATCGTGGGTTGAGGACGTATTTCAAGTTCGGTGTGATTTGGTGAATGGCGTACGTGAACTGGACACGGTGTTCCGGCACATCAACAAACTGACAGGGGCAGAAGACAAGCTCCCAACCGAAGCACAGGCACTCCTCCAATTCATGGCCTTATCCAGCCTGGACATGGTGAAGGCGATTCAAGACCTTGAAGCAACGACACCTCTGGCAGAATTTGCGGAGGCATTCGCGCTGGAACGTGCCAGCTACCAGAAAATGCACGAGCGGTTTATTGCAGAAGATGAGGCAGAACGTCTATGAGCGAAATGCTACGCAAAGCGGAGATCGGACACTTCAGTGTGCCAAGCAGTTTGATCAAGAGTTGCAAACTTGCAAGTCTTAGCCCCGAAGCAATCAAATTATTTATGGTCGTGGTATGGCGAATGCACCACTTCCACAAACTGAGTCTGCCGATATCGAATGAATCCATCGCCCATACAGTTGGTCTGTATGCAGCCGAGATTCGGTTGGCCCAAGATGAGTTGCTGAAGGCCAAGTTGCTCTGTTCAAGACGGCAAGGCATGGGCAAGTCAATCTATTCCCTGTATGGATACAAACGGGCAGAGGCAGAAGCAACACAAGATTAAGATTGCTGCTCGTCCTTGAATGCGAGCAGTGATACCGCCTGGATAGTGGTTGGACTGAACGTCATTCTGCTGGTCTTATCCCCAGCAGTCCTTATTCAGTCCTGTTGATGATGGGCAGTTGAGCCTTTGCGCTCCTGCCCTAGTTCATTTTCCAAACAAGATTGATGTTGCCAGCGTTCCCCTAGCGCCGGCGTCAGTGCAAACCACAGGCACCAAGTTTTTATGGTCTATCAGGCCATATTCAGCGAAGTGGATGAAGACTGTGGCTTTGCACATAAATTTTTAAATTGCTCGTGTGTGTTTCACTTCTCCTGTTCCACACATTGAGCGATGAAACGGTTTGGCCTCTTCCCTCAAGCTGCACACTTGAAGGTTCTCCACCAAATCGTTATTTGGTGCACGTTGAGCGCGACTGCTCCGTGCACCGTTTTTCATCAATTTTCCTCAACATTGAAATTGCCGACAAGATCACTCCTTGTTCCTGTCGGCATAGGTCGCTTCGTCACGACCGCTGATCGCTGCATGTGTCGAGCGCAACAATCTCCGCATGCAGCGTTCATCCCGTTTTTGTTGCGAGTTGGTAAAGTCCTAACTCCACCTGCACAGATTTGTCTGGCGAAAAAAATTGACAACTTGAACCGTCCAACACACCGGTGGTCGGCACAAAGGAAATCTCTTTACCGGCCTTGAACTCTCTAGTGTAAAAGCTCCAAACAGACTCGACGGTGAGAAACACTTCGTTGTCAATGACTGTCAGAAGCAGACTGTAATTGAGAAATTCCTCGGCGGATCTATCAAAGATAGCCACAACACGTCCGATAGGAATTGCGCCTCTAACAAGACCACTGAATCCACCTACAAAACGGTCCCTGGTTCCAAGCTTACTAGACCCTGTCAAAACTTGTTGGTACGTAAGAATATTCGGTGTTTCACCTGCCCCAGGGTCCTCGGTGGCGATGTTCGTAAGAGTAGGCGATGTGACGACGGCGATTCCCTTAGGCTGAGTCGAAACACGCGCCTCAAACAGATTGGCTGTGATCCCCGGGTAATTAAGCGTCACCTGTGCGTGGATGGTCACAGTGAAGGTTTCCGAATCAATTTTGGCTTTATTGAGCAAGTCGGTGAGGCAGTTCGGCGTGGGCTTCGGTGTTGGTTTGGGCTTCGGTGTTGGCTTGGGTTTGGGCGGTGCCATATTCCCCTCTTGATTGAAGTGGATTTCACACACGTTCAGATCCAAGGGCCCTAGATGAGACGGTATCCTAGCACACGTTGAGAGTCGGCTAGGTCGTTGTGCTTCAGGCTATCAACAGATGGGGTATGGGCATGAAATACCTAGAGTACTCACGGCCTCGCGACCAACGCCCAGGTTGGATTTTTTATCCGCAAATCAAAATATAGGGTTTAGGCTTTGGTCCACCCACAACATATTGTGGTCAATGCGAATTACGACCATTAATTTGCCTGCCAAGAACATACGCCTGCGCAAAGAATGCACACCCGAATAGCGCAAGAAACACATGAACGAAGATGTCCGTCGATGCGACGTTGGTCCGCAGGAATCGCCAATTCAAGGATTCCGCCAAGAAGCACAGGCCGCCGACTACTGACACGACAAGGCGAAATTTGGTCAGCCCGGCGTTCTTCATGCGGCAATTTTCGCAGAATGTCACATCAGCAGCAAGCAAAAACCCAAGTAAAACGCCCCTCTTGTAGGGCTGAATGGAACACGCATGAACTACTTAGGCAAGCCTTCCTTGTAGGCCAATGCAGTAGCCCAATCCTGGCCAGTGGTCGTTTTCTTGCCACTTTTGGCTTGTTTGTTGTCCTTTGCGGACTTGGCTTGGGCCTTCGCTGCCTGCTTATCCTGCTTTGCTTGCTGTTTCGTTGTCGTGGCAGGCGTGGTGGATGGTGTTGATTGAGCTACGCCAGATTGAGCCAGCGAAACCGAGAAGAGAGCAAATGCCAGAACCAAGATCCGCTTCATAAGGCCACCAACAGCTAACTAATTCGATGCCTTCTGACTGGCTTAGGTGGTCCTCAAAGCAAACCCCGCCCTCTGACTCTCCATCCCCCAAATCGGAACAGGACCAAGCGGGACTCGCTTGACTAACCTACGAGCGCGATTAGAGACCCGCTACTCAGTTCTGTCAGCCCAGACACAGCTGCACACGAAAAGAAGAATCGCGATTTGAGCGATCACTGTCCGCACTGGCGTTGCTCCTTTCGCACTACGATGCCATCCACCTTGGTGCGATAGCAACTAGGGGAATTCCCAGTCTGACGCCCAAATTTAAACCTGGTTGAAAACAACCAATGCGCCCTTTTTCGGGCCTGAAATGGAACACGCATGAGATTTTTTCCTTGGCTCTCTGGGCCAGCAAAGAACGAAAAACGTAGTAATCCCCTGGACAATCCCGCCGTCAGCCTGAGTTCAATCGACGGTTGGGGTTGGTTCCTCGATGGTGGTCGCAGCACCGATGCTGGCGAATTAATCAATGATCAGAGTGCTCTCAAGATTTCTACCTGCTATGGCTGCATTCGCGTTATTTCGGAATCGGTCGCAAGCTTGCCACTTCGCTTGTTGCGAGTCACGCCCACGGGTTTGGTACGCGAGATTGAAGATCCATTATTTTCGCTTTTGGCCGTCGCACCGAATCCCGAAACCACCAGCTTTGTCTATTGGGAGACTGTTGCGTTTCATCTTTCTCTGACTGGCAACAGCTACAGCGAAATTGAACGCACTAAAGATGGCTCACCAATCGCATTGTGGCCGTTAAATCCGCGCCTCACACGGGCGATTAGGATGCCAGATGGCAGCCTCAAATATGAGACTCAGGACGGCGAGACAGGCGGCAACCGTCGCATCATTGACGCGGCAAACATGTTGCACGTTCCCTTAATGAGTTTTGATGGAATCGTTGGACTGTCACCAATTCAGCAGGCAGCGCGTGCTCTAGGTTTGGCAGCGGCAAGCGAAAAGTATGGTTCAAGATTCTTCGCCTCGAACGCTACACCGCAATTGGCAATCCTGACCAAGAAAATGATGAAGCCTGAGGACAAAGTTAAGGCTCGTGCTGATTGGGAGTCTCTCCAGTCTGGTGCCAATCAACACAGACTTGCCGTGTTGGACCAGGAGATGACCATTGAGCAACTCAGCATCACTCCAGAAGAGGCGCAATTTCTCGAAACCAGAGTCCATCAGCGTTCAGAGATTTGTGCGATATTTCGGGTGCCTCCGCACATGGTCGGCTCGGAACAGAAGCTCAGCAATAGCAATGTCGAGCAAATGAACCTGGCATTTATCACGGATACGCTTAGGCCGATTCTCAGTCGAATTGAAGCTGAGGTTGCAAAGAAGTTGCTTAACGTATCTGGAAAAATTTCAGAGCTGACCTGCCAGTTTGATTTGAGCGAAAGGCAACGCGGAGATTCAACGGCTATTGCAGCCACCGTATCTTGCGGTAGGCAATGGGGCGCTTTAACGGCAAATGAAAGCAGACTCATGCTCGGCAAACCCGCACTTGCTGAGCCTGCTGCTGATTTATTGATGGTGCCGGTGAATATGCAAAACATTCAGAGGCTTTTGGACACTCCCAAAACGGCCTCAACAGAAACGGTTGTTAACGATGAATAAACGAGAAATTAGATACCTGCCGGCACGGGAGTTGCGAATCTCCACAGCGGCAGATGGAACCAAAACGCTATCAGGCCATGCAATCATGTTCGGCGTTCGCTCAGTAAATTTGGGTGGCTTTGTCGAGGTAGTTGATCCTAAAGCTGTCTCAACGTCACTACGAACGCAGGACATCCTCTGCCTTAACAATCATGATTCCTCCGAGCCACTGGGGAGAACATCGTCAGGCACGCTCAAGCTGTCCACAGACCCTATTGGCGTGGCTTTCACTTGTTCTCTGGATACGCGAATCAGTTACGCAAACGATCTAGCCATCTCCGTTGAACGCGGTGACGTTCGCGGTTGCTCGTTTGGTTTCCGAACGAACAAAGACACCTGGACCAATGACAATGGAACGCTGTTGCGAACGCTGAACGATATTGAAGTCTTCGAGATTTCAATTTGTGGCAGCCCTGCTTACCCGCAGACTGACGTGAGTGTGCGAAGCATTCCAAAAGAACTGCGTTCTCTTCTCAAACGGTCTATGGATGACGATGGAGACGATTTGTGTGATTGTGATGTCCGGAGTGCTTAGACGGCGATTGTGATGATTGTTCGGACCCTGATTGCGATGACCCAAATTGCGATCACGGTGAAGACTCCGCACGTTCCATTGACTTGTGGAGGCTGAATACCCAATTAGCAATCGCTCAGCGCCAATAACCCTGCCCACCAAATAACTGCTTACCGCCTGAACCCAGATGCGCCTCGTGCGACGTGTGGTCGTTCTGTGCCTCACCCACCGAAAAGGACACTTTATATGTCAAAGATTAAGGAATTGAAAGAACAGCGCACTAAACTCCTGCTTGATGCACAGAAGCTTGCGACCAAGAAGGATGTAACCAAAGAAGAGCGCGAGCAGGTTAAAACCATGCTTGCCGACATTGAACTTCTTGAGCAGGGCATCGCGATTGAAGATCGTGTTGCAAAGGATGCAGCCGAACAGCGTTCTAACGGTCGTCCACCTCGTGCACAGCCTGGTGAAGGCACTACTGCAACTGATGAGACTCGTGCGGCTGAGAAGGCCGCGTTTGTCGATTACATCAAGTATGGCAAGCGTGACTCCAGCGTTCTACGTGAGACTCGCGATCTCACCACGGGCAACACCGGCGTCGTTATTGCTCAAGACTTCTACGGCACCCTGGTCGAAGCCCAGAAGGCTTGGGGACAGTTGACCGTCGCAGTTGGACAGAAGCGAACCAAGAACGGTGAGCCTCTGAAGGTCGCACAGGTTAACGACGTTGCTCAGGTTTCGACGCTTATCAGTGAAGCCACGGCAGTGAGTGAGTCGGACCCCACGTTCAGCGGATTTGTAAACAACGTGGATTTTCTGACCACAGGCGTCGTCAAAGTCAGCCTTGCTGAACTTGAGGACAGTTATTTCGATTTGGACGCCTGGATTCGTACCGCGTTCGGCAAGCGTATCGCACGTGGTCTGTCTCAACTGATCGTCACTGCCAGCAGCAGCGGCAACATTCAATCCATCGTGACCACGGCAACCACCGGAATCACGACCGCTTCGCCAACTGCTATCGGATACGAAGATTTCGTTGCAGCGTATTCCAAGTTGGACCCTGCATATCTCGGCTCTGCCTCGTGGGTGATGAATTCGGTTACCCGTGGTGCACTGCTCGGCATTCTGGACAGCCTTGGTCGTCCGCTGTTCGTTCCTAGCGTCAACACAGACACCCTGGACACGATTCTTGGCCGTCCTGTCGTCATCAGTCAGTATCACGCGAACATCGCGGCAACCAACGTTGCTGTTCAGTTTGGCTCACTCACTGATAGGTACGTTCTCCGCACTGCCGGCGATGTTTCGATTCTTCGCCTGAATGAGCGATATGCAGACAGCGGCGAAGTTGGATTCATTGGCTACCATCGCAACTCTGGTTTTGCCACTGATGCCGGAACCCACCCCATCATCAATCTGACGCAGCACGCCTAAACAGAAACACACACTGCCCACCATTCTCCTTTGTCGGAGGTGGTGGGCCCTATTTGGTATTGTTTTCATAGATATATCCATGAT